ACACAAATCTTCAAAAACGCTGTTGTCGTTCCAGACACAGACGAAGGTTTGGACAAAGCTGGTCGTGCAAAAGAAGTTGCATACCAAACTTTGAAAATCGCCAAAGAGCAAAAATTGGACATCGAAAAAGCACTTTTCGACAACAATGCTCGCGCTGCTGGTAACTCCACCACAGCCCGTGAACTTGCTGGCGCTCCTGCATGGATCAACACCAACACCGACTTCGGTGCCAACGAAGGTGCTGACCCAACTGGCGACGGTACAGATGCTCGTACTGATGAGACCACAACTTTGATTGCGTTCTCACAGGCTCGTTTCGACGGCGTTATGCAGTCCATCTGGGAAGAAGGCGGCAAGCCAGACACAGTTTATTTGTCTGCTTTCCAAATGAATGTAGCTCTGGGCTTCACAGGTAACAACAACCAGCGTTCAGCAGTACAAGCTGGCGATGAGCGTGTTATCAAATCCTTGGCAGTATATGTAACCCCTTGGGGAAGCGTAGAATTTATGCCAAGCCGTGAGAACCGTTCCCGTGACATCTTCATCATGCAAGATGACATGTGGGAAGTTGCATCCCTGCGCGGCACAAAGAACGTAGCTTTGGCAAAAACTGGCGACAACACTACTCGCCAAGTTGTAACAGAGCTTACACTTTGCGCCAAAAATGAAGCTGCTAACGGCGGCATCTTCGACAACACAACTTCTTAATTGTGTAAATTGGGGGCGGCCTGTGTCGCCCCCTTTCACCATCTGGAGGCTTAAATGAAAAAAGTTATTGTAAACGCGCTGAAGATGAAGTGCAGCAAAGGCCGGATTGAGAAGGGCGAAACAGTTATTCTCTCCGATGAAGAAATTGAAAAAATCACCAAAATTCGCCCAGCCATCTTAACTGTGCTGGAAGACGTAAAGCCAGTGGCCGCTGCGCCAGCTAAACCCGCAAAAACCAATGGCGCGAAGGTTGCCAAAAAGCCAACTAAAAGGTCGATCAATGTTAAAAGCAAATCACTCAACTAAGGTCTCGGAAAAGTTTACCGTTGACGATGATAAGATCATTATCAAGAAAACCTTTGACGCATCCCACATGCTCAAGGACGCGGCACAAGCGCGTGAGGTAACGCAAAACAGCTTTGGCTCAGACTACAAGCATGTGGGCAACGTAGACATGGGCTTGCTGGCCATATGGCTTAAAGAGGCAGGTGTATCATGGACTGATACACAAGCGGTCAAAGATGTGTTAAAACGTAAGCTAATGAGCAACGAATTTAGCGCCCTTCGGGTCTGGGAAGGCAGTTACTGAAATGGAAATGGACGCAATCTTGAATATACTATTCGGAGTTGTCATCGCTGGCATTAGCTGGTGGTTAAAGACGCAACGCGAAGAGCTGGATCGCCTTCGTATTTTGCTTAATCGAACCCGCGAAGAAATGGCTAAAGAATACGTCACAAAGTCTGACAGCTCTGAGGTTCTTTCTCAAATTATGAATAAGTTTGATCGGCTTGAAGAAAAAATTGACCGGCTAATGGAGCGGTAAAATGATTGAGGTTCTCGCTCTCGCAAGTGCGGTTAGCACTATCGCAGGCGGGATCAGCTCCGCCGTTCAGGCTGGCAAGGACGTTGGCTCTGTGCTGCCGCAGTTTGGCAAGCTGGCCAAATTAGAGGCTGACATTCACCTCGCGGAGCAAGGCCGACACAAAGGCCCACTTGGCAGGCTTACCTCAACTGAGGAAGAAGGCTTTGCAATTGCCAATGCCAAGATAAAACATAAGGAAGCTATGGATACCCTTCGCAGCCATTGCCAGCTATATGGACCGCCGGGCATGTGGGAGACAGTCCAACGTGAGATGGGCGCAGCCAGAGCGCGGCAGAAACGTGCGCTTGAGGAGCAAGCCGCAAAGCGTGACCGCATCTTTTACTTCATTACGATTGCGGTCGCCTGCATAGTTTTTGCAGTCGGCAGCGGCGGCTTGCTCTGGCTCGCAGCCTTGCTAGCGGATGAGGTGAGATAATGTGGGTGCTTCTTTGGTTTCAGCTTTCTGCAAGCGTAGTTCACTTCGAGGTTGGGCAGTATGGCTCTGAAAAAGATTGCACGGATGAGCTGCGCAGGGCGTCTGTTCTGGTGACGAAGAACAATGAGTATCTGCAATGCTTAAAAATTACGAAAGGTAAATAGAATGGCACACACGATACTTGATGACTGGAAAGTTCTGCCGCGTTTGATGATGCTGGCAGTTACTGTGCTGACCTATCAGGCGGTGCATTGGTTTATGGGGTTAGATGATCCCAGCGTTGCTCAGTCAGGGCTTGTCAGCGTGTGTATGGGGGCGCTCACAGGCTGCTTTGGCATCTGGATGGGTAAGGAGTCCAAAACAAGCGTAACCAACACTGGTTCAAGCTCAAAAGTAGAGTATGAGGTGGGGCAATGATTGGCCAAATCATAGGATCACTCGGCGGTCTGGCTGCAAGCTACATTGACGGCAAGACTGCCGTGAAGAAAGCGGAAGCCGAGACCAAGATGAAAATTGCTACTGGCGAGATCAGCTGGGAGCAGGCTGCCATCGAGGCCAGCAATAATTCGTGGAAAGATGAGGCGTGGACAGTGGCCTTCATAGCCATAGTTCTTGGCAGCTTCATACCGGGCATCCAGCCTTACATGGCGCAGGGTTTTGCTAATCTGGACGCTGCGCCAGAGTGGTTTCAGTGGGCAATGTACGCTTCGATTGCGGCGAGCTTTGGCATACGCACGGTAAAGGGGTTGAAAAAGTAATGTTCCTCGCGGCCCTACTGATATGCTCAACATTGGAGGCACAATCCTGTGTGGTCGTCGCAAATACGAACAATATATGGTACAACGAGGCTAAGTGTCAGGCAGACGCGATGAACTTGGCGCTTGAACTGGTTGACAAGGGCTTTGCTGTAAGGCCGTATTGCTTCAAGGTAGGAGACAGCACATGAGCAGAACTACACCAGCGAAGGGCAAGGCCCGAGTTAAAGTTACATCAAGCGGGCGTAAAGTCAGCTACGGTCAAGCGGGCAAAGCGAAAGACGGCGGGCCACGGGTCAAGCCCGGCACGTCCAAGGGTGATGCGTATTGCGCGCGTTCTGCCGCGCAGAAGAAAAAGTTTCCCAAGGCTGCGGCTGATCCAAATAGCCCGCTAAATCTTTCACGCAAGCGCTGGAAATGCTCCGGCACTAAATCGAAGAGGACTTAATGAAATGGGACTGTATTCAAACATCGCAAAAAAGCGTGCGCGCATTAAAGCCGGAAGCGGAGAGAAAATGCGCAAGCCCGGCACTAAAGGAGCGCCAACGGCCAGTGCATTTAAAGCGGCTGCCAAGACAGCAAAGAAAAAGGCTAAAAAATGAGCAAGGCAATGGCAACGCTCCAAGCTAAAATCGGCACAACAGCCGATGGCGAGTTTGGCCCGAATACAGCGCGAGCAATCGCAAAGCACTTCAACCTATCCCCGGCGCGTGGCGCACACTTGATGGGTCAGGCATCGCATGAAAGCGGTGGCTTCAAGCGCACCCGTGAGAGCCTGTATTACAGCACGCCAGAACGCATCCAAGCCGTCTGGCCATCTCGCTTCCCAACCGTTGCCGATGCAGAGCCGTATGCCAAAAACCCAACAGGGCTTGCTGGCAAGGTTTACGCTGGCCGCATGGGCAATGAGAATGAAGCGCAGGCTAGCCTGTACATTGGGCGAGGTTTCTTGCAGCTTACCGGGCGTAATAATTATCGGGCGTTTGCGTCTGACATGGGAGTGCCGAAGGTTATGACCGACCCAGACTTGGTGGCTGACGAATATGCCTTTGAGACTGCGCTGTGGTTCTTCAATAAGAATGGGTTGTTTGACATTGCAGACGAGGGCGTAACGAATGACGCCATCAAGCGCATCACGCGCAGGGTGAACGGCGGCTATCATGGTCTGGATGATCGAAGCAACCAGAGCAAGAAAATCCACACTTGGCTCATGGCCTAGTTTAGCTAAGTTAGCTAAGTGGCGAAGCAAGATCAAAAAGCAAGCGCGGCGGTGGGTAGGGCCGGAGAGCATTTAGCTCTCGCCTACTTATCGCTTGCTGGATACATCTGCACGTTGTGCCAGATTAAAGATCACGATGCGTATATACAAACGGATACACAGACGTTGACCTTGCAGGTTAAAACCGCAAGCAAGACGCACAAGACCACCAATAGATACGCATTCCACACGCCGAAAAAGAACGTCGATGTGTCAGACGTGTTTGCGTTTGTATCTATTGATTTAGGCGCTGTGATCTTCCGCCGGGGTGATGAGCTGACCTCTGTGACAACATACATTTCGCCAGAGGAATTTATGGATGAAAAGCAGTCAATGCAAAAAACATTCGACAGCTTCAAATAATCGCTTGTGACCGAGTGCGGCTTTCATTACAAAGTTTGAGTGGGTGGCTATCATCACAAGTAAGATCGACTTGCCGCGGGACGGCGGTTGTTTAGCCTAGTGTGACGTTGCTACCAAATGTGCCAGCATTCAATTCAACGGCCACCCACACGATTACTAGAATATAATACCCACTAGCGCCATCAAGCCAGCGCCGCTTGCGAAGCCAAAGATGGCTCCGACAAGTCCGGCGATGTGAATTTTACGCTCTACCTCTTCGTCAGTCATCACTCACCCTCCTCAAAGCAGTTGTTCAACGGCTGAATAGGTTGCTTGCTAAACACCCATCGCCACTGCCGCTTGGTGTAACCCGGAACTTCCACGAAATCACGCGCGCGGTAAACCTTGTTCGCTTGCCACATTTTCTTGAGATAGCTTGACGTGCGAGGGACGCTATCACCCAGCAGCTCAGCGGCCTCTGCTGCCGTCACGCGCTGGTCATACGGGATCAAAGAAAACAGGCGATTGCCTTGGTCAATGCTGTGTTGTTTGCTGGCATCGGCTGCGCGCTGCATAGATGGGGCCACAGTTGTCGGCCTGCGCGGGCCAGATGGTAGAGCTTCACGTTTGCGCTGGCGATACATGAGATTTTCAAACTCCCACAGACAGTGGCCGTATGTGATCTCGTAGCGCTCGTGCTTATCGGTAACGCCCTCCAGCTTAGCCCTCAATCGCTCTGCTGCATCTTTTTCATATCGCGCTTTAGCAGATCGAGAAGCGCTTGCTGCTCTTCCAGCCGCTGCTTCAAGTTTGGCCGCATCGCCGTCTTCTGCTCCGTCAGCATTATGCTGTTGTTGCGCTCNAGCCTTTTTATAATAATCTGAGTTTGGTCCGTACTCACGTTTTTTCCTTTCAAGTTTTATGTTNGCNGCCGAACANATGCGNNNNATTGTTGACGGTGATACGCGCAGCAATTCAGCCGTCTCAATCTGTGACATGCCTTGCTGAGCGCAGTCAAGAACGTGGCGGGTGAGCGCCTCTGGATCGTATTTCATTGGTAATCCTCCAAGGGGTCTATCTGGCCCATGCCGTTGCAGACTTCGCATTCTTCCATGTGGCTTCCAAAATCGCCGTGCCAAGTTGAGCTTTGGCGAACCCAAACATCGCGCTCAACCTTGCCTTCGCCATCGCATTCAGGACAGTTAATCCAATCTTCCATAGTATTCCTCCTTATACGTTTTTGCATTTGCCTTCGTTGTCAGTGAACCACACATGGCCATCGTTTATAACCATATGGCCAGCGCCAATAAGCGCGTCTACAGCTTGCTTGTATGTTGAGCGTGGATTTGCGGCTGATGACACCTTGCCTATGAAGTGGTCCTTCAGCGTTTCTTCAGAG